TCACTCTATGTGAATTACCAGTTTCCCAGAGGCGGATACCTCCAGGCTGCTGATGGCGTGTTCGAGGAAGGCGTGCACGATTTCTGAGTCTTTCAGTGGCTGGAGCCCGCGCTTCACTAGCTCTTTGTTGACCTCCACGGCCTTCTTTCTCAGCGCTTCTTGTTCGGCCTGGGTCAGTCGGATGTTTGTTGGCATGTGGTCTCTCATTCGGTGAACACCTCTACACATATTCGTGTGTGCAAGTTATAAGTGTTGACGTGTGTGCATGTGCGCGTCTACATTTCGCGCAAATGTAACGTGTGTGCATGCATCCCATGACCGTTTCCAATGACCAAGGTTCGCCAATGTTCTACGACTGGATATCCGGCTATCAGGATTTCCCGTTCGACATTCCCCAGGTGGGCAAGGTCATTCGACTGAACGTCGATTCAGAGACCAATGAGGTGCTGAGCCAGTCGTGCCCGGCCTTCCATGCTGAGGGTAGCTACAGCACGAAGTTTCGCATTCAGGTGGCAGGGCGCCGGGTGTACGTCGATGGCAATGCGAGCCGCGTTAACCGCCTGGACAACCTCTACGGCCTGACCACGCTCGCGGACAACATGGCCGTCATCAACTCGATCTTGACCGCGCCGGAAATCGGTCTTCCGCCGCTCACTCGATGCACCCGGCTTGATCGTCTGCAGGACGGTTCGGCGGTGGTGGACGGGTTCACTTTCACTCGGATCGATGCGACCCGGAATCTCTTCGTAGGGAAGGGCAACGAGTCGGCATATCTGCGGGCTCTGTCGAGCCAGCGTTTCCGGAACTCCATCGGTTACTTGTACCCGGACGGCGGCACCGTTGTGTGGACGCCCAGCGGGGGAGAGAAGGCCGGTCGCCTGGTGTACCCGGGCTACTACAACAAGGGGCTGGAACTGACCCGGCATTTGCTGCCGAAGGTTCTACGGCGTTACGGCGCTGAGTCTGAGGAGTATCGCTACGTCAGCCAGGTGCGCGACTGGTGCGTAGAAGTCGGAGTTGTCCGCGCTGAAATCAAGCTCAAGAGCGAGCTGCTGAAGAGGGATTGCCTCTGCCATTGGGGCCTGTTCGACGAACAGCGCATCTGGGATCACCTGGGCGAATTTTTGAAGGTGGGCGACAAAATGACCCTGACCGCACATGACATTGCCAGCATTTCCGAAGAACTGATGCGTGTAGGCGTCTGCGACTCTATGCAGGCGGCTGGGCGTACTGCGACTTACGCGATGGAGTGGATGAACGGCAAGACGTTCGACTTCAACAAGTCTGCCGTGAAAACGCATCGCGCCCGTCTTCGGGCTATCGGCTTCGATATCAAGCTGCCGTTCGACGCCTCGCGGCACATGTTCTTCATTCACAACGTGCGCGAAGTCTCCCGCACCTTCGACGTGCCCGCGCCGAGCTTCTACCGGCGTCCGGACGTGCCGCGTCATCTGCGGTTGGTGGCCTGACGTGCTCGCCCCGACTCTCGAATCTCTCGCGCTGCTCGCCGGTGCCGTCACCCTGATTCACGCCCTGGGCGTGTGGGCTCGCTCATGAGGACGATCAGCTTCCAGGGCGACGGCCTGTCGGCTAGCCAGTACCGGTCGATCCAGCTTCGCCAGCAGGTGAGGGCGGCGGTGAATCAGTCCGTGTTGCAGCAACAGGTCGCGGCCACGCTCCAGGCCCTGGAGCAGCACAAAGAGCAGGGCGGTAAGCCTGAGCGCGTCTGGACCACTGTCTCCAACGAAAAGGGCACGCCGTTCCTGGGCGACGTGTTCGGGTGGTCGTGATGGCTATCGAGATCAACCGCCAGTCGTACCTGTCGCTCCGGTCCTCCCTGGAGCTGGAACTGCTCGATGCCGGCATCGACTCGCCGGACCTGCTGAGCCGGCTTATGCGCCACGTGCTTGCCGCCGAATCCGCGACCCGCGCTGAGTCGCAAACCGTTCGCCGTGCGTTCGTCACGGCCCGTAGAAACCTGCTGCTGGGCGCAATCCCTCAGCACTCCCAGGGGCGCACAAATCGCCCGTATATCCGCAAGAGGAAACCCTAATGCCCTTCGTCTATCTCGGTCTGACTCGCGACGCCGGAACTTCGAAAAAGACCGGCAACGCCTACGACATTTCGGTCGTTCACTTCGCCGTCGATGCCACGCAATCGACTCGGCCTGACCGCAAGTTCGCCCTCGGCCTGGAGCCTCAGAACTTGCCGATCTCGCCGGAAGCGGTGAGCCAGTTCCAGCGCGTTGAACCGCTGTCGTCTGTGAACTTCGAGTTCGAGCCGGACCCTCGGAACATGCAGCGCAACCGTATTTGCGGCGTTAAGCCGGTGCCGAAAACGGCTGCTCAGGCGGCGTCGTAATTCGGGCTAATTATTAAGAATCAGGGGTGATCGAAAATGGAAGCGGCAATGCAACTTTTAAGTTCGGTCACTTTTGAAAGTCTCACGGCGGTATACGGTTCCGGGTTTATCTTGACCTTTGCCGCATATGCCGTGGGTTTAAAAGTAGGAATCGTACTAAGTGCGATCCGCAAACTATGAAAGAGGTGAATCATGGCTGACATTTTCGGTGCGGTAGACTTTTCCAGCGTTTCCACCTGGGTCGTAAGTGCTGGTGTTGCGATCATCGGCATTGCGATGGCGTTCAAAGGGATCGACCTGGGCAAGCGCGGCGTTAAGAAGGCCTAAGGGCCAGGGCAGGGGGCTGAAAGGCCCCCTGTATCTTATGGAACCCTCTCAACTTACATTTACAGCGGCGGACCTTGCGCTGGTAGTTCACGCCCTGGTCTTCCATGGCGGGGTATTGGCAGCATGGGCATTTATCGCCGGTATGCGGCAGCGTTTCTAGCGTTCACGTTTTTTCTCTCCTCTGAAGTTTCGTACTCCGCGACTCGAAAGAGCGTCACCGTGCCTAGTGCAAGTGTTGTTGCGCGCGGTGGCGGCTCTCCTTCTGTTTCCGGTCCATCTTTAAAGATTCCTGGCCAGCCTGGTGTTGAATACATTCCTCGATCTGGCGGCGGGGCTTCTGGTGTTCCGATAAAGATCATTCCGACGATTGATTTCTCTATCCCAAGGACGATTAAGGGTAGTGTTTCGTCGCTCAAGGGTGGAATTGCTGGCATTGCTGCAACTGCGGCAATGTCAATGGCTCTTGATAGTATCGGGGGCTTTATTGATGAGAATGGAAAACCGGTTAAGAAAGTGAGTGATGCGCCGAATGGCGCGGTAGCGGGGACTTATTATTTTAGGAATGGCATTTCATTTGGTCCGAATAAACTTGAGCCGCGCTATGGGTTGACGCGAGAACAGGCGTGTGAGTACAAGATTACTAAGGGTAATGACTGCTTAATAGAACTGAATGGCTATTCTGCATATACGGTTATTAGTGTTCTGCGTTGTAAGCCGGGTGTTTGGTTTAATCTGGCTACGGGCAAATGCGATAGCTTGTGGAAGCCTGGTGAGCATATAGAGTCGCTGACTGACCCGGATTATGACGATATTACTGATTCGCTGTCTGGCGTGGTTGATCCGAACTGGCTCAAGGACTTGTTAACGGCGACTTGTGAGGGGTCTTTGAATCCGGCTGCGTGCTATGACCAGATGTCTGAAACCACGCATCTTAGCGGGCCTTCATCGGTAAACGGCCCCAAGACGTCGACGACGACGACAACTACGAATCCTGATGGCACTACCAGTACGACGACAAAGGACACGCAGACCAAGTATGAGATTAAGTATGGCGATAACTATATCGACTATACGGAAACCACTACGACTACGACCACGAAAGACGGTGATAAAACCGAGGAGACGACTACGACCGACACTGATGATGTGACAGCAGAAATTCCTCCCGAAGAGAAAGAGGAGGAGGGTGGTAGTTTTGAGGACTCCGAATTTCCAGAAGTTAAGCCGTTCTATGAGCAAAAATACGAGGACGGGCTTGAGGGTGTATGGCGTGACAAACGCGCGGAATTTGAAGATACGGAGTTTATGAAGTTTCTCCAGGGGTTCATTCCGTCGTTTTCGGGGCGTTGCCCGGCATTTGGGTTGGATATGAATATTGCTTCCTGGGCGAACTATGGTTATCAGCAGTTCGGGTCTATCTGCTATGTGCTTGATTTCGTGAAGGCGATTCTTATGGTTTCGGCCTTGTTCTTGTGTCGCGCTCTGATTTTCGGAGGTTGATATGGCTGGGGTTTTTAAGTTCTTTACTGCGCTGCTTGCTAAGATTGTCGGGTTTGCAAAATGGCTGCTGCTGGTATTCGCTCAGATATTCAAAGATGCGTGGAATATGGTTACTGATGTTGTTTGCTGGGTGTTTGAGCAGACGCTTTCTATTGCGGCCTCGGCACTGGATGCAATCGCGATACCATTCAATCCGCAAACATATTATGCAATGATCCCAGCGGATGCGGCCAACATGCTGGGCTATGTGGGTGTGCCTCAGGCTATAACG